CGATCTTTAGCGACTTGATTAAATTCATCCTTTAATTTTTTAATGTTTCCGTATTGTTTTGTGATTTTTTCAAATACCTCACCACTTGGTTTCTGTTTAGTCGGACTTAACATTTTCCAAAATAAAGCGTGGTTAAATGCACCACCGGCATTATTCCTAACTTTGGTGTCGTACTTACTGATGTTTTTAATTATGTCTTCCAATTCAACATCACCCTTTTTGTTTGAGAGAGCATCGTTTAATTTTTTAACATAACCTTTATAATGTTTATTATAATGAATGTCCATAGTTTCAGGATCCACAAATTGTTTTAATGATGAATAAGAATATGGTAATTTCTCAATCCCAATTTTTTTCATCTCCATTATAAAATCTTTTTTAATATTTTGTTTTTCTGAAATTAGAATTTGTTCATTAATAAGATTAATTTTATTGTTAATCCCTTTTAAACCTTCAAAAACAAATTCATTAAATTGTGGGAATTCTTCTTCAAACATTTTAATTAGTCGACCAGCATACGCATTTGCTTCATCTTCATTCTGACCACCGATGTTTGGACCTTGTTCTCTTTTAAGAACATTTCTTTGGTAAGCATGAACCCACTCATGAGCCAATGTTCTCATTATATCACGATTTAATCTACCGTCAGTTAAAACTTTGATTCCATTTGTTGGGTGTTGACTACCTGTGGACATCCCACCTTTTTTCTCCCCAACAAATTCAATAGTGATATCATCCTTTAATTGATAATTCTTTTGTAAGAATTTAATAAAGGAGTGAATTAATTCATTATACTTTGGATCAAGTCCTGAATTTGTACGTTTGATACTTACTTTCATTATTGATAAATATTATCAATAACAAAAATATTACCTTCTCTTATTAATTAAACCAAGGATTTCCTCAACAACATCACCAACGTTTTCAGGTTGTTCGTCCCCCATAACGGTTCTAATGATTTCTTTTTTACGATTTAGAATGTCGTACACTGCACCTTCTATTGTGTTTTCATATAACGGATAGTACACAAGTACGTTTGATTTTTGTCCATAACGATAAGCCCTATCTTCCGCCTGAGCGTGTTCCGCAGGGACAAATGATAGGTCATTCATTATTACAACCTCAGCGGCAGTTAAAGTTAAACCAACACCCGCAGCCTTTAAGTTCCCTACAAATACTTTAATCTTATCGTTCTCTTGAAACTCATCAACTGCGTTTTGACGATGAGGTTTAGAACAACTACCATCTAAATAAACCGCTTGTTTACCAAAGTGTTGATAGATAGTTTGTAAAGTATCGGTGAAGTTAGTGAAGATTATAACTTTCTTACCTTGCTCAATAATGTTCTCAGCAAATTCGATTGTTTGTTTTGTTTTTTCATTTGCAATAACTTTTCTTACCTTCATCAATTTTGAGAACTGAACGGTAAGAGATGAAGATTCATCTTTTTTGTTATCAAACCAATCGTAATACTCACCCATTAGTTCCTCGTACTCTTTAGATTTCAAACGAAGATACACAGGAGAAATAATTTTATCGGGAAGATCTAACACATCTTCTTTTAATCTACGAAGTATTTGTTTTGAAGTCCTGTCTCTTAATTCCTCCAAATTAGATGCTCCCGTTACATTCCAAACTTTTCTTTTACCTGCCATAAATTGGTAACCCTGACAATATCGAATAGCATAAGCCATCCAATTCTGAGCAACAGGTGATTCAATAATATTCAGTAAGTTATAATAGTTCATTGGACGAGAAGTCATTGGGGTTCCCGTTAATAACCAAACTCTTTTAATGTCCTTAACAAAATGATTTATAATCTTTGTTCGTTGAGCCTGTGGATTTGAAATCATATGGGCCTCATCTAATATGACCAATTCAAATTCAGACTGATTCAACAATGACGTATCCTTTTTTTCCATATCGTGGAAGTTTTTAAGGATATCATAATTAACGATAACAAAATCAGATTCAGTTGAAAATTTCTTACCTTCAGCAATATAAACAGGTCTGTCCGTATAATTTTCAATTTCACGTTGCCAGTTAATCTTTAACGATGCGGGACAAATAATTAATATTTTTTTCGCACCTGTTTCTAAAGCTGCAATAATTGTTGCGGTTGTTTTACCAAGACCCATATCATCAGCAAGGATGAATCGTCTTGATCCTGCCAATTTTTCTACCGCCTCTTTTTGGTGATCCAATGGTGGTCGGTGATCATATTTGGAATAATCCACAATAACTTTCTCAACGTTGTGAGTTTTTATTAATGAAGATTTAGGAACCCAAAATTCCGTTAATGGATCTTTCTCGAAGAACTTACCCCAAATGTGATATGATTTTTCTTTTTCAACTAATAATTTCTCAATGTAAATTTTTTCAGGAGTTTCCATCAAATATCTTTCTTCCGCAAACTTCTTTGCAAAATAAGTATCAAGGTCAACCCACTTACGAGCAACCTTAGGAACCGTATCAAAATAATTTATAATGTAATCAGCTTGAGTTCTTGTTGGGTAAAACTTTTTACTAGTTTCTTTTTTTGATTTTAGATACAATATATGATTGTTGGCACCCGAATACGAGTCCAATAAGGTTAAAGCTTTGTGCTCTATTAATGACGGGGCAACTTCCAAAATTTTGTTTTTTATAAAAATAACAATAAAAAAGATATTTATCAATAAATACGACAAAATGACGAATAGAGTTCCTATAACAAGACTAGGTAAATTTTTTGGTGATAACGATTTTAACCTTGAGGTTGAGATGGGTCAAGAATGGTTAATTGGTGATATGAATTACACTTGTGTACTTTATAGAGTTGATAAAACCAAAACCAAGACTGACAACGTATATGGTGAAACAGTTAAGGATGGTGTTAAGTTTTTACCTCCTGTTGAGTTCAATGCTTATGTTGGAATTGCAGCACCTGAAAACAAATTCTTAGGTTCCACTAAAATGGATCAGTTTGAGCCAGGTAACATTACTATGTCTGTTTATTTGAAAACTTTAGAGGAATTAGAAATTGACATTCAATTCGGAGATTATATTGGTTATTACGATACGGAAAGTTTTGTGAGATACTATACTGTAGTTAATGATGGTCGTGTCACTTCAGATATAAAACATACTTATAAAGGATATAAACCTTTTTATAGGACAATAATTGGATCTCCTGTTGGACCAAATGAATTTAGAGGATTATGAGAATAATAATAACTGAGGAACAAGAAGAATTGTTAAAAAGTAATATTAACGATTTAATTGGTAAAAAAGTAATGTGTTACTATGACTTACATAGACACGTCTTTTCTGTAACGTATAAGGGTTTGGTTGTGTTAAAGGCGGACTATTTAAAATTATCGGACGTTGAATTTAGAGTTAGGGAAGGTGGTAAACAAAAAGTAAGGAAAGAAACAAGAAAGAATGTTCACGCATTTGTTATTGGGTATTTAGAAGATTATTGTGAGTTTCCTTGTGATGATATTCCTGAACCTGAATCAAATAATGTGATTACTTACAACCCTTACAAATACGAATCATTTGTTGTAAAAGACACTGAAGAACCAATTTATAATGCTAATGAAGTTGAGATGATTAACCTTAAAGATAAAATATTTTTAATAAACTAAGATGGGGTTACCTAAGAAAATAAAAAAAGATCTATCATTAATACCTAAGAAGACACTTCTTCCTAGACGACATGAGATTGCCGATATGATTTCGGAAGATGGGACTTATTTACCTAAAAGTTTATTACATGCCGATTTAGATAGAGGATTTTTAGATTTTGTTAAAGACGGACTTAAAACTGTTGTTGAAGGAAAAACTGTACCAATGGTTGATGTTTTAATAACAACACAGAATTGGTCACAATTTGTTGAGACGTGGGACTTTGAAAACATTGATAAGAATGTTGAACCACCATTCATTACGGTTATCAGAACACCTGAGGTTAAGTACGGTAATAATCCTGCGGTGATGTACAACATCCCAAACAGAAGACTATACTATTATGCTAAGGTACCAACTTGGGATGGACAACGTCATGGAATGGATATTTACAAGATCCCACAACCTGTACCTGTTGATATAAAATATACCGTTGCAATTGTTTGTAATAGAATGAGAGAATTAAATAAATTCAATCAAGTCGTATTAGAAAAATTTGCATCAAGACAAGCGTACCAAACAATTAAAGGTCATTATATTCCAATTATTAATGATGATATTACCGATGAATCAATAATGGATTTGGAGAAGAGAAAAGTTTATATTCAAAAGTATACTTTCACAATGATGGGATTCTTAATAGACGAGGATGAGTTTGAAGTACAACCTGCAGTTACAAGGATATTTCAAATGTATGAAACGGAAACTAATGTTAAAAAAAGAAAACCTAAAAAAGAAATTCCTGTTTCACCCCCAACCGCAACTTTTGTATTTTCAGATGTTGAAACGGAAAAAGAGGAGACATTTCGTTATACTGTAAACATGAGATTCATGGATAGTAAGAACGTGGATTCATATTCTGTTTTTATTAATGGTGATTACTATGGTGATGATATAGTTGAGATACAGGTTAATAATGGTGATGTTATTACAATTACAATTGTTAAAGAGAATACTTCCGAAATATCGTCAATAGTGTTTAACGAAGAGTTAATTTAATCTTCCCCGTAAATATCTTTTTTTTCCTTGCATTTCTCAAAAATAAGGCTCTCTAAAAATCGATACATTTTAATGCCCCTTTTATCACAATACTTCTTTAGTACATCGTGAGATTCGACTGAAATCTTCAAGTTTTTTATCTTCTTAGTATCTTTATCCATAGGTAGAAAAAAGGCAGAATAAAATCCTACCAAAATATAAATAGTTTCGAATAAGTAAAGTTTTTCCTCAAATTATCAATATTTATATAATAAATAAAATTAAAAACAAAAATAAACTAAATTATGGCAACTAACGGTAAAGTATTCGTATCACCTGGTGTATATACTTCTGAAGTGGATTTAAGTTTCGTAGCACAAAGTGTGGGGGTAACCACATTAGGTATTGCAGGTGAAACTTTAAGAGGTCCGGCTTTTGAACCGATATTCATCAAGAACTATGATGAATTTCAAACTTACTTCGGAGGTACATCCGCAGAGAAATTCATAAACACACAAATCCCTAAGTATGAAGCGGCTTACATCGCTAAATCATATTTACAACAATCTAATCAATTATTCGTAACAAGAATTTTAGGTCTTTCAGGTTATGATGCGGGACCATCTTGGTCTATCATTACTCAAGCGAATGTTGATCCTGCTACCATTGATTTCTATTGTGAAAATCCACAAGTAGTAGATTGTCTACCTTATTGTGATCCAGCAGATTATAAAGTAATACCATATACAGTTGAATTCACTGGGTGTACAAACTCACAATCAACAATTGCGTTTACAACTAATTTCCCACCTGAGATTCAAAACATCTTGACTACTCAATTTGAACAATTTAATGGTGACGTTTCAACACTTGAAACACAAATAAGTAATTTGGTATTTGATGTTATAACTGACGCAAACCCATTAACTGCACAGACTAATACAATTGAATATTTTGGGACAATTTATGGTCCTGATTACGATGTATTGTCACCTATATTTACTAATGAAACTAATGTTTATGGTGTACCTTCAGTATCAAGTACTGAAACTGATTACGCCTCACCATTTAACGATCCTTGGTATTATTCATTATTTACAAATAATGGTGGTGGAAGTTATTCAGGTTTTTCATTCTTCGCATATGTTGATGATTTAACTTTAAATCCTGTAACAACTACAACAACAATTCCATTTACACCGACACCAACACCGTCGGCAGTTAATCCATGTGCAACTGCAACACCGATGACATCACCAACACCTACACCAACTGCGGTTAATACGAATTGTTATACAGGTACAATTAATGGATCAATCTATTATTATACAGGTACATCATTCACTGAATTTGACGAATTAGTTGTTGGAACGTTAAGATCAAGAGGTATTGCAACATACGCTGATTCAACAAATCCTGTATTTGAAGTAACAAATATTAATAACGTAACTTTAAATATGGTAAATCAATACTCAGGTGTTCTTAAAAATCCATATCTACCATTTGTTGTTAACGTAACAAATGATGACGGAACTTTATTTTCATTTGAAACATCATTTGCAACTTCAGATTCTCAATACATTTCTAAAGTATTTGGATCAACTAACTTCCAAAAACCAAGAAAGAATGTTCCTTTGTTCTTAGAAGAAAGATTCCAAGCATTGTTAAACTACGGATGGAACAAAGGTTTCATTAGAGGATTAAGTCCTGAATTAATTGCTTTGGATTCGGCTCAAAGTGGACAACAAGATAGTATTGGATGGTACTTAGATAGATACCAATCTCCAAATACCCCATGGATCGTTTCCGAATTAAGAGGTACAAAAGTATTCAACTTATTTAGATTCTATTCTATTTCTGATGGAAATTCAGCTAACTCTGAAATTAAAGTGTCACTTATTAATATGTCATTCTCCAATGGAACGTTTGATGTTATAGTAAGAGACTTCTACGATTCAGATGCTAACCCTACAGTTTTAGAGAAATTTACAAATTGTAGTATGGATCCAAGTCAAAATAATTTCATCGGTAAAAAAATAGGTTCATTAGACGGAGAATACGCATTGAACTCTAAATTTGTAATGGTTGAAATGAATGAAGACGCACCTGTTGATTCATTACCTTGTGGTTTTGATGGATATACATTCAGAGAATATGACGGTGTTACACCTCCATTCCCTGTATACAAAACTAAATACGACTTCCCAGGTGAAGTTATTTATAACCCACCATTCGGTTTCACAAATGGTACTGATGATGCTAGTAGATCAAATGGAGATAACGTTAGAAGAACTTATTTAGGTTTCTCTAATAACATCGGATTTGACCCTGACTTCTTCCAATATAAAGGAAAACGTGCACCACTTGATTTATGTAATGTTGATGGTGTTGAATGGAGTTACCAAACAAGAGGATTCCACATGGATAAAGATGCTAGTGTTATTGTAATAGGACCTGAATTTGCGACAAGTGGAACACCTAAATATTATGTTGGTGATGCTACATTCCAACAAGAACCTACAAGTGAAACAAGTCCATACTACAGAATTTACTCAAGAAAATTCACAACAATGTTCTATGGTGGTTTTGACGGATGGGATATCTATAGAGAATATAGAACAAACGGAGACAGATATGTTCTTGGTAGAGTAGGATTCTTGAACGGGGCTTGTCCTTCACCAAGATACCCAACTGCAACAGGATGGGGAGCATTTAAACAAGTATCAATCGGTGACGGAACTCAAAGTTTTGCAAATACTGACTACTACGCTTACTTATTAGGAGTTCAAACATTCTCTAACCCTGAAGCGGTAAACATTAATGTATTTGTATCTCCAGGTATTGATTATGTAAACAATAGTGACTTAGTTGAGGCAACAATCGACATGATTGAAAACGACAGAGCTGACTCATTGTATATTGCAACAACACCTGACTACAATATGTTCTTACCTACAACTACAGGTGGTGATGGATTGATCTACCCACAAGAAGCGGTAGACAACTTAGAACAAACAGGAATTGACTCTAACTACACGGCTACTTATTACCCTTGGGTATTAACTCGTGATAGTGTGAACAATACTCAAATCTATATCCCAGCAACGGCTGAGGTAACAAGAAACTTGGCATTGACCGATAACATTGCTTTCCCATGGTTCGCAGCGGCAGGTTACACAAGAGGTATTGTAAACTCAATTAAAGCACGTAAGAAGTTGACTCAAGAAGATAGAGATACTCTTTACCAAGGAAGAATCAACCCAATTGCAACCTTCTCTGATG